CCCTTCTGGTGAGTTACACCATGAATATGCAGATAACAATAGTGTTAAATTTTTAGAATCTTTTACTGATCCAGGACAGCCATATACTTGTGTGCAATGGGGAAATTCTCCACAAGAGGGTGGTTCACAAATAATTCTTGATGAAAATGTATCTCCTTCTATTTTTACATTATTTGGTACAGATAATTCTTTCCCAAGCACAGTATTTATTGATCATGAAATGAAAGTTTATGATTATATTAACTTACCTGGTTCTTGGTCAATCAATTCTAGATTGAATTCAATGCTTGATGAATGTGGTTCTCTTTGTAGTTCAGATGATTCATGCTTAGGTATAAGTTTAGGTGATTTAAATAATGATCAAATAACAAATATTAATGACATAATATTAATAGTAAATTATATATTATATGATGCTCAATTAGAATGTATTCCCGATATAAATGAAGATGGTATTGTTAATATATCAGATATTATTAATATCATCAATATTATTCTTTCATGATGATGGCTTTGTAACTATGAAGACTTTAATTAAAATTGAAAAAAAGGATAATTATGACATCTAAACAAGATAATGATAAAGGTTTTTTTGATTTTATGACTGGAACGGACGATGATGAACCTAAAATTACTGATAATAAATCAAAAGTAGAAAATAAAGTTAAAGGTTTTATTAATCCAAAAATTAGTTTAAATACAGATAAATATCCTACACTTCAGTTTGTTTCTGGATTATTAAAATTTTTTTCTATTGCAGTAGTAATCATACCACTTATTATCTTTTCTACAAGGGAGGAAGCAGATTTTTTATTATTTTTGCCTTCATTTATTTACTCAATCATTACTGCAATTTGTATGTATGCATATGGCGAATTAATCACTTTATTCATTGATGTAGAAAAAAATACAAGGAAATCTAAATGAAGACTTTAATTAAAATATTGTGTTTAAGTGTGCTTTGGTTTAGTTGTGCTCCATTAAAAAATTGTAAAAATACAGACTGTGCTGGTGCTTGCAATAAGAATGTTGAATTATGGGGTGAATGCTACAATATTAAAACAACAACATCTTTGAAGTTACAAAATAATCAAATCACTATTGAAACAACAACTTTTTGGGATACAATAACAACTTCTTTGAAGTTAACAAATGAACAAATAAAAGGAGAAATCCCATCTGAAATAGGAAGTTTAATAAATTTAGATACTTTATTATTAGATTTTAAAAATAATCAAGTCAAAGGAGAGATACCAACCGAAATAGGTAATCTAACTAATTTAAAAGCTTTAGCTTTATACAAAAATCAATCTAGCGGGAAAATACCCCTAGAGATAGGAAATCTAACTAACTTAAAATATTTAAATTTACTCGACAATCAATTCACTGGAAAAATACCATCTGAGATTGGAAATCTAACTAATTTAGAGTATTTAAGATTAAGTGATAACCAACTATCAGAAGAAATACCACCTGAGATTGGAAATCTAACTAATTTAGTGTATTTAAGATTAAATGATAATCAACTATCAGAAGAAATACCACCTGAGATTGGGAACTTAACAAATTTACGGTATTTATACTTAGGTGGTAACCAACTTACAGGTGAAATCCCTTCAGAAATTGGAAACTTAACAAGTCTAGTAGACTTAAAATTAGGAAATAATCAACTTACAGGTGAAATTCCATCTGAGATAGTAAATCTAATAAATATGACTGGCTTATGGGTTTATAAAAATAAACTTACAGGAGAGATACCTCTAAATATATGCAATTTAACTAATCTACAATACTTAAATGTAAAGGATAACCAATTTTGTTTACCCTACCCTGATTGCGTATCAGATGACTATATAGATTCACAAGACACCTCTAATTGCCCTTAATTAACTTTTAAAAATTAGTTCCCCCCCTAATTAGTTCCCTTATTTTGCTATTATTTAGGCATAAGAGGCATACTTCCAGTTGTTACAAAATCAGAATTAGTTGTTGCAATGAAACCTTGATTATCTTTTGTGCCAATAAACACATTTTGATTTCCTTGAATATCATTAACAACTAATCGTCCATCCCCTAAAGATGTTGCTCCAAGAAATAATGACTGTTTTTTAAATGCATTCCATACAGACAATTCACCATTTCCAAAATTATTAGCTCCAAAATATATAACTTGATTATCTAGATTATTTTTAACGCCTAAAAATCCACCTTGATCATGTGAACCTAAAAATGCGACTTCTTTGCCTGCATCATTTATGATGCTAATAGATTTTACTTGAATATTATCAGGTGTATTAAACTTAGATTTATATCCCATAAGTAAAAAGATAGATGTTGCAAATAAAAAGCCTATAATTAATGATTTTATATCTTTCATTTTATTCTCCTTATTTTTATAATTTATTTAATAATAAGTATCTCATATTGGAATTTAATAAACAAAATAATGAATAAAAAGTTGTTGCTATACTTTTTGTGTGTCCCTTTTTTGCTATTATTTGGGTATTTAAGATTAAGATTGATAAGGTAGGGGAGTCATATAAAAAAGAAAAACCTCATCATTTTCAGACGAGGTTTTCGCTTTCTCGAGCGGAGAGTATGAGATTTGAACTCATGCATGATTATTACACCATGACGGATTAGCAATCCGCTGCTCAAATGTAATCAATCGTGGGTAAATGTTATCAGGATTGGTAAAGTGTCTGCTTTTTGTCTATCTAAAATTATTTGATTAATATAATTTTTTGTGTGGCTATAAATTCTTCAGAAGTTAGTTTAACAAAATAAACACCACTTGTATATTCTTGAGCATGCCAATTAATATTGTATATTCCTGGTTGATGCATTTTATTAGTTAATACTTCTATTAACTGACCATTAATATTGTATATATTAATATTTATATTAGAAAAATTTGGAACATTGTATTCAATTGTAGTTGTTGGATTAAATGGATTTGGATAAGGATTATTTAATCTATATTCAATTATATCATAATCAGAAGATAGTTCACTACATTCTGTAGTATCTTGCTCACCTACATAATTCTCAATACAATTTGGATATGGTGGACAAAGTAAATTGTTCGATATATTAAATCGTGAGCTTGAATCAAATTCAATATTTAATTCACATATTGTTTCAGAAACTAAACCAGATAATTGATTGTTGTGTAATTGTAATCTTTCTAAGCTTATTAATCCATTAATTTCAGATGGAATTTCTTCTGAAAACTGATTATTATTTAAATATAATCTTTCTAAATTTATTAAATTTTCAATTTCAGATGGAATCGCACCTGAAAGTTGATTATCATTTAAATATAATCGCTCTAAATTAACTAAATTCCCAATTTCAGAAGGGATAGAACCTGTAAGTTGATTATCATTTAAAAATAATTTCTCTAGATTAATTAATTGCCCAAGCTCTGAATTGATATTACCTTCTAAAGCTTGATTTGATAAATTAATTTCTGTTGTTTCTTCAATATTATAGCAAAACCCTAATAAATTAGATTCAGTATTGTTATTACAATAATTTTCACATTCAGACCAATTATTTTGCGGATAAATCCCATCATTATCTAAACACTCTGAAAATGGCCCACAAAAAGAATTATTTCCTAAAGCATAATTATCAATTTCACAAATAAATTCAGGAATTTCACCTGTTAAATTATTTGTAGATAAATTTAAATAGTCTAAATTTTCAAAATTTTCTAATTCCTGAGGTATAGAACCTGTAAGATTACTATTTGGTATACTAATTTCTGTAGTATATTCAGTATGATAGCAATTACCCCATAATCCTAATTCATTTTCATCAGTCCCATCACAAGAAAAACAATCTGATATGTCCTGTGTATTTATATCTATATATTCTTCAATGCAGGTTGGATAAGCAGGACAAAATTGATTATTATTAAACATAAACTCAGATTTATCTCCCTCATTTTCCCAGTTTGGATTTAAGGGAAGGTTGCAAATTTCAGATGGAATTTCTCCTGAAAATTGATTATTGGCTAACATTAAAGTAGTTAAATAATTTAAATTTCCAATCTCAGATGGAATTTCTCCTGAAAATTGATTCGATGCTAGCCATAATACATTTAAATTAGACCATTGTTCAAGTTCAGATGGGATTGTACCAGTAAAATTATTTTGATCGATCTCTATATGTTCAAGTTGATATAAATTTGTTATATATTCTAAAATTGGGCCTGTAAGTTGATTATCCCAAATTTCTAAATGTCGAAGATTATTAAGTTGAGCAATTTGTGGAGGAATCTCACCCTCTAACCCAGCTCTTTCTAACCAGATATATTCTAAATTGATTAGATTCCAAAATTCAACAGGAAAATTACCAGTAAAATTATTTTCCCATCCTGAAAATTGTCTAAGATTAATAAGGTTACCAATTTCTGATGGGATTGAGCCTGACAATTGATTATCACCTAACCATAAAACTTGCAAATTATCTAAATTGCCAATTTCTGAAGGAATTGGACCTGATAATTGATTATGCATTAAATCTAAAAAATATAAGTTTTGTAAATTTCCAATTGTTGAAGGAATATTTCCTGATAATGAATTATTACTTAAATCCAATTCGTTTAAATTAACTAATTCTCCAATTTCTTCAGGTATATTTCCTGTAAGTCCACTATTTTCTAACATTAAAGAAAATGTTGAATTTATATTATAACATTCGCTCCATAATTCAACTTCTTCACCATCAATACATGCAAAAATAGGAGTTATTAAAAAGATAGGAATCAATATAAAAAGTAAGTATCGCATACTATAATATAATCAATAAAGATATATTTATGAAAGTCGTGTCTACTTTATTCGTGTCTACTTTTTGCTATTATTAGGCCATATTTGAGTAATATTGATAAGGTAGGGGGTGTATATAAAAAAGAAAAACCTCATCATTTTCAGACGAGGTTTTCGCTTTCTCGAGCGGAGAGTATGAGATTTGAACTCATGCATGATTATTACACCATGACGGATTAGCAATCCGCTACTCAAATGTAATCAATCGTGGGTAAATGTTATCAGATTTGAAAGGGTTGCCCCTTTTTTAGTTTCCAAGTACTATATAAACTAATGCTACTACATCAATTACGTTTAATAATCCATCTTGATCAATATCTCCAAGTGGATTAAACTCTAAACCATTAACAATAATATCAATTAAAAGAACTATATCAGAAATGTTAATACTTCCATCAAGATACACGTCACCAAGATTCATAGGAGAATCATTTAAATAACCTGTACCTGATATTGTTCCGCCATTTTCAAGTATTTCACCTAAAACATATAAGTCACCTAAAATATTAATGTTACCTGAATTTAAAATAAGGTCACCTGTTACAGTAACTATAACATCTTCAGCAATAGTTACCTCTGCTCCATTGTTAGTAACATTTGGAAGAAGAAGGCTAAATAATAATATGGTTAGTAGTTTTTTCATCAATCTTGTATACACCTTATTGAAAGACCATCCCGTTTCGCCATCCCTCCTCTACTAATACCGCCACTAGAATAAAAAAGGGTTATACCCCAATTAAAGTCAGGATCCCAACTTTCATCTGATGACCAAAAAAATGCTTCGTGATTCATTTCCATAATCACACCTTGTGAAAACATCAATTTTCCAGCAGGAAGTGCACTAAAACCACTTTCATTAGTAGCACCATCATTTGGAACATTCCAATGCTGATACCCTGTTGTTTTCATTTTTCCACCAGCAATTATAGAACCTCCATTATAATTCATTAATTGAATCAACTCTTCATCAGTTGGAATATGCCAACCTTCAGGACATACTTCTCTTTCATCATTAACTAGATAAGCATTATAATAAAAACCATAAGTATTACTACTTCCATCTATATAATAAGCAGGTTCATATTGTTGAAACCATTCCATAGGTGGAACAAGAGAAATTTCATCTCCATTATTAAAACGTGAAACTCTTAAATTTTCGGACATCCAATTCTGTGTTCCAATTTGTATAGTCTGATAAATATTACCATCTATATCACTTACAGTTCCTGTTATGAGTTCTCCTCCTTGCAAATTATCAATTTGTATTTGCAATGCTGTAATCTGTGCCTGTAATTCTTCTATGGTAGGCGACTGTATATCACCACTTACATTCAAATCACCATCAACTTCCATTTCACCTGCAAGCATAAAAGAAAGGGATAATATGAATAGTAGTTTATTCATCTATAGGTTTTCTTAATTCATAAATTACTATATAAGTCTCACTTGACATAGGGTCACCAAAATCAAATCTATGTGAAACATTCCAACCTTGTAACATTAGTTGATTTAATTTAGATACAAAATCCGAAGTCCATGATTCTTGACCCAATTCCATATATGAAGTAGAAAAGGTAGAACCTGTTCCAGAATACATTCCATTATTAAATTTTACACGAATATAATCATATTCATAGAAACCATCATTTCTTAATGCATCTTGTAAAGTTTGAGCATTAATAGCATCCCTCATATCAGTAGGAGGACCTACATTCTTAACTCTTTGATTTGAAGCATCAATTTGTCCATTTACTTTCAGGTCTCCATCAACTTCCATTTCACCTGCAAACAACATTGATAATGATATTAGTAATATTTTTTTCATAAATAGTTCCTTTATCTATAAAGTAAGATAGATAAACAAAAAATAATTTACAATTACTTTAATCACAAAAAATGGTTTCCACTTTTTTAGTTTCCACTTTTTGCTATTATTAGGCCATATTTGAGTAATATTGATAAGGTAGGGGAGTTATATAAAAAAGAAAAACCTCATCATTTTCAGACGAGGTTTTCGCTTTCTCGAGCGGAGAGTATGAGATTTGAACTCA